CACCTTCAATAGGGTCAGGAGCATTACCAGCCTGTACACTATATTTTGTAGGAACATGCTTAAAACTGTTTATAATACCAGCACCAAGGTTAGTCCATGCTGAAGATGCAGCAGAAGTTCCGTGTGGTGCTACTTCAATCTTGCAGTTACCAAGGATAAGATTAGAAGTATTCACACTAGAATTTTGATAAATAGGCATATAAATCTCCTTATAAAATAATTAACTAACAGTATCTACTGAATAAACCAGTAGAACATCAACTGGAGCATTGAAACAATCAGTTTCAGGAATAATACCAGTATCTCGTACTACAGACATTCGCTCTGCAACAAAAGTTGATGCTATTCCTATACATCCTGTTCCACATGTTCCACCAAACAATTTTGATACTTCATCCGCTAAATCCCTTGCTGTTGCAGCATTAGCTGCCCTACAGTTTACAGAATAAATTGGATGACACAATCCATTACTTCTAGCTCCTCCAGGGAGCTGATAATACGTAATAAAAGGTAATAATGAAGATAAAGAACTAGTTTGTGGAGCTACTCCATGATATATCCTTGTGCTACAAATATTTGTTATTGCAGTACACTGATTCATGAGATAACCTATAAACTGATAATCCTTCATTTTCATTTCCTCATATAATCAGCAAAAACATTTTTGCCATTAACTTCTACAATCTCACTAAATTTACCAAAAGTTTCATCAAAAGCTGGTCGTAAGAATGGCTGCGCTGCATCTTTATAAGTTCCATATTCCATATAAAAACTGTATGGCACAGCAGTTCCTATATCAGCTTCAATATCATTCTCTGGTGCTGTTATAGGTTCAAAGTGCTCTACATTGTATCCCTTTGGAGGATTCATTCTTCTGTAGGTTTCAGGTGATTCAAGTTCAGTTCCTCTATTACTCATCTGTACATTGATTGAAGCTGCAAGATATCCATATCGTTTCGGGCAATATTCTTTTGCTCTGGAATTTACTTCCATAGCTAAATCCCACACACTGCCTTCAACAACCTTTCTGGCTAAAGATTTAATCTCATCACCATTCCAGTTTGTACGAATACTTGCAAAATTAAATTCTTTGTTATCCATCATATAGCTTGCCTCAATCCCACCACGGTAATTTCTCCATACCCCATAACATCATCAGGAATACCTATAATCGTATATGTTTTCCCTCCATGAGTTACTTGCACATCATTAGAAGTAAAAGTATAACTCGAAGGTTTCATTACTAAAACATGAGTGGTTTCTTGCACCATTTTATCAGAAAGATATTTTCTACCACCCGTTCCAGGATATTTTCTACCACCCGTTCCAGATTGATAAATAACTCCTACTACTGTCGTTGCGGTTGTAGTTTCTGTAAACCCGCCCATTCCATCGTATGTTTGTGATTTTCTTATTATCTGTATATCTTTCATTGTTAGTAAATCATCAATCATACTAATAGAACCTCGCTATAGTATATTTCTCTAAAGCACCAGTTATTTCTATAGGATATCCATAATCATCTAACCCAGTTTCTGTATATGTTTCACTAAAAGGCCCCAAAGAATGAGAACGAATCCCTACTCTTTTAGGTCTTATGTCATAATCGTATGCTATCATCTTGCAAGCTATTTTGCTTAATTCTTGAGGCCATTTTACTAAAGATATAAGTATTGGTCTATCTGATGGTTCATTATATAATGTGCAGTCTTCAAGCTCCAATACATTCTTAGTAACATTTTTTAATGTATAATATCCATCATTCAGATAACTTCCATAGACATAAATATCAAATCCTTTAATAAAACCCTCTATTATGAAATCGACATCATTGCAAGTAATAGTTTTCAATGCTGGGTCAAAAGTTACATAATCCTGTAAATCAATATCAGTTGTAAAATAATTGTTAGTTCTCATTACTATAGCCATTTGTACATCTTCTATAAGATGATTATTTATTATTGTTTGAGCAGAACAGCTTATAGAAGTGTACAAAGTTACCGCAGTAGCAGTAGTTATTGGCATTATTTTAACTCCATATTATTTCGGATTAAGGACAGTAAATGGATTCATTACTGCATATACATAGCATGTAGCAGCAGTAGTAATATCCAAATTCAAATAGCCATCTTTATCCTTAAACCTAGCAGACTCAAGTTCTTTACCACCTATTACTTTTGTAGTAGCCGAAGCAATAGTAACACTAGGAGCATTCCCAATGCCTACTTCTGAATAATCATCACCAGCTTTCACTGTTACTGTACAAGAAGCAGAAGTAGCATAATTCTCAATAATCACAAACAAATCTTCAAAATTCAATGAACTCTGTGCTGTGGTAGGAGCAACTATAATAGAACCCGCGGTTCCGCCAGTATCAGTTTTAGTAATTGCAACTCCAGCTAGAGCTACACTTACTGGATTTATTGTTATCGTTCCCATAATTTACCTCCGATTATTCAGAACCTTCTTTAAGATACAGTGTGCAAAGTGCTTCTGGCCTAATAACTTTAGCACCATACAAATATAATCCCTTCACACCCTGATCAAAATAACTCTCACGTTTTACTGCTTCAATCTTACTAATCTGTCCAGCATAAGCAATAGCAGTATTATTGAAAGCCATAATAGCAGAAACACCAGTTGCAGCTTCAGCAACATTGTTAGATACAATGACTCTGAATCCAAGAGCATCACCAATATAACCACTAGTCATTGCACCATCATCAAATACTTTAGGTACAGCAGTAGCAGAAACACCACCAATTTCAGCAAGAAGCAGTTTCTGATGGAACCAAGGCGGAACAACAATAAATCTATTAGCTTGTGGTACATTATGTTCTGACATATATCTTGATGCAAAAGAAAGTACTTTAATAACACTTCCAGAAGTTACAGTAACAGCAGTAGTTACAGAACCCATATTTGTAGTATTAGTTATTCCAGCATCCTTATAGAATGAAGCAATATACTGATCAACTACATCTGCAATTTCATAAGCAGCTTCAGTCATTGCAGCATTCATAATCTTTGGATTCATCTGTGCAGTATCAATATCATCAATTGTAAAAGAGAAACTCTTTGCTTGGTCAATAGTTAGAATCTTCTGTGCACCATCAAGTTTCTGCCAAGTAATAGCTTCATATTTTGTATAATCATTTACTGAAATTTTACCAATCTCATTGATTTTTACAGAATCACCTACATTTCTAATTTCACCCTCATATTGCCTATCAACTAATGAAGCAAACACAAGAGCTTTCTGAAGTCTAACAAAAAGTTTAGAACTCCATATTGTCGGTATAAAATTTTCTAGACCCATATTTATCTCCTTAAATTTTTAATTATACTTTACCAAGAGCTTTATCAAGCTCACCAGCCATTTCCATCTCAATCATTTCTTTCTCCGAAAGTTTAGATAAATCAACTTTATTAGTAGATTTTATCTCATTTCCTGCTCCAGGCTTATAACCACTTGCAAGAAGTTCATTTACTTTCGCAGTTTTTGCATTTTCTATTTCAGTTTTGAAATTGCGAATATATAAATTCGCTTGTTCTACACTTGTAAATGGAATATTATCAATAAAATCTAAACTGACTCCCTCCTTAAATGCCAAATCTTTAATCTGACTTTTAAGTCTCTCCATCTCTTGTTCTTCTTTCATTCTCCTCATATTCTCTTCAAGCTCACGAACACGCTTTTGCTCAGGTGTCTCTTCTGGATTACGTTTCAATAATTCAGCAGCAACTCTTGCGTTGACTTCATTATCAAATGTTTTCCGTTTGTATGTATCCAATGCTTCAGTAACACGTTTGTCCATCATCGGCTGAATTAACGCTTTACCATCTGGTGTATCAAGATAAGCCTTAACCTTATCAGGAGTTATTGGTTCTTCTGGAACTAATCCCTTCAAATAAGTTTTAATAGTCTCATCATCACTGTTTGCTTCCAAAAAAGCTTTTACCTGTTCAAATGTAATAGTCTCATCATTCATATTATTTCTCCTTGTATCCTTCACAAAAATCCTGTAGTATTTTAATCCTACTCAGATTTTGGAAGTCTTCTTTTCATTGGTCTTCCTCTAGATTTTCTTGTTTTTGAAGTATTTGATTCATTCTGTACAACAACGGGTACAGTAACCAAATCCTTATTTGAATTTTCAATGACATTAGAACCCTTTTCGCTAGGAACACTATGCAATGCTGCAAGTCTTCTTCGTCTAGCTTCAAGTTTTCTTTGTCTTGCTTTGTTCAATTAAAACCTCCTTTGCCTTTATACGAAAAAAGGCAGAAGACGCTATTCAACATCTCCCGCCTCTGGTTTTTCCAGCCAGCTTTATATCATTAACCATATATAGCACACATTTTATATTTTGTCAAGTACCTCCTATTGTATAGTTTTACTAAAATGTTCCGTGTCCACCGACTCCTTTCTTACATCAACTATAGTTCCATCACGAACAACAAATTTAATGGACACCTCTCCAAACTCCTTTTTCTGCAATTCAGTAGCAATCCAATTAAGATAACAAGAAAGTGAACTTCCTGTAGCAGTTTTATTATTCATTTGCCCGCCTTTTTCTTTCTTTTTTTTGCAGCCTGTGCCAATTTAGTCATTTTCTTGACACCATACTTCTTAATACCAACACTTGCTGCAACTGCTGCTGGATTTTCATATCCAGCTTCTCTAGCTTTCTTTTCAATAGCAGCAAATCGTTTGCCACTACCCAATTTAGGTTTTCTAGCCATTTTACGACCTCCTTCTATTTCTTTTTAGAAGTCTTTTTAGAAGATTTCTTTTTTGAACCTTTACAAGCCATCCTAACACCTCCGTTATTTTAGTCTTTTAGCTTCACTCAGAGCTATTGCTATTGCCTGTCTTCTGCTTTTAACTTTCTTACCAGAACTGGATTTTAATGTACCCATTTTATACTCATGCATTACTTTTTTAATTTTATTGGATTTCCGCTTTTTACTAACAGCCATTATTCACCTCCTCCATGATATTTTTTGTACCACTCATTATAGGTCATGTAGGGAATAATTCCTTGCTCTTTAGTTCTTCTGTATTTTGGTTCGTGCCCTTCTACAAAGAAGTTTTCAAGACACCTACAGTTACATCGCTGCTCTGGACTTAATCCTTCCCAATGCGGATATGGAGTGGTTTCACCATTAGGTAATGTATAAAGTCCAGTTTCCATATCCTTTTTCTTTCCATCCATAGCTGCATGGTCTGGTCTTGTTCTTAAATCCAAAACAGCATCCCATACCATATATCCTTTAACACCATTATCTAATGCTTGATAGTATGTATAATCTGAACCAGCAGTAAGTGCATTCATCCCTTCTGTTCTTACTATTTTCAATGCTCTACTATTTGAAAT